ATTTTCTAGAACAATATGATGATAAATCATGGTTAAATTTTTTTACAGTAAACTCTAAAAAAGACGATTTAGCTGACTCATATTTACAAGCTCTCACTTATCATAGTAGATTGTAATGCGTTTTAAAATTTTTTTAGTTTTCTAATATAAAATAAACAAATGGATAAATATACAAAAGCTGTATTAGCTGATGCGAAACAAGAATATACAAACCAATTAACAGATTTTCTTAAAGAACCTATTTATAATGGTATACGAGCTGTTTACAATTTAGCCAGAAAGAAATCATCCCATAAAAAATTAAATACACTTAAAACATTTCAACTACTTTTATCTAAAACGCCTAAATGGAGTGACGAATTAATAGACTTAGAGGTTAAAAAAATAAAAAAAACCTGTGAATGCGATTATTTAGAAGATTTAATTACAGCAGTATTTGTTACACACACAAAGATATTAACATCTATTAAAGTTAAAAATAAGGTAAAGAATATAGATTTAAATATACCTAAAATATCCTATTTTGTTCATAAAATTTATATACAATGCGCTAGAAGTTTTTGGAAACAACCTTGGTTATTTCATACAGGATATAATTCTTTAGATTTACAAAGAAATATAATTGAGGCTGAAAAAGTTATTGTAGAAGCTATAAAAGAAACTATTAGAATTTTACTACCGGTAAAAGAGGTCTTAAAACAATATTTAGGTAAAAATTTTATTGATAAGGATTTTGCAAAATACGAAGACGAAGATATTACAAGTGTAATTAGTGAACATACAAAAGATAATATAAGGCAATTATTAAAACACGAATTAGGTGGTAATTTAAAGACATTATCTGAAAATAAAGATTTTTCAACAATAAGTATTTCAGAAAAACAAAATAAAGAACCAGAGTTATCTCCAGAAAGATTTGATAATAGGGAATATGATGAGATATCAATTGATACCTCAACAAGAATAGAAACTACTCCTATTGATACAACAACGCAAATAGAAGATGATGATTCTATTTCAGAAACACAAACACAAATTGAGGAAATGTCTGTTTTAAATGAAGTTAAGTCTGCAGATACAAATATGGATAATAACTTTAGTTTTTTTGATGATGCTGCTGATTTTTAAATACAATAAATATATAATGAGTATAGTTGTTGTATTTATTATTGTAGCTGCTATAGTTATAATTGTAGGTGTGTGTTTTCCATCACTTGTAAGAGTAGTGTTAAAATAAATAAATTATATGCGTTTATTATAATTTTTTAAAATACATTAAAAAATTAAAATGAATATACTGGTTGTTTTGATTTCGTCGGTTGTATTAACTATTGTTGTATATGTTGTACACAACAAAATATTAAAAAAAGATTTAGAAAAGTTTCAGGTTATAAAGTTAGGAGTATTGGGTCTTTTAGTAGGTGGATTAAATTATCTAATTTTAAATAATTCTGAAACTGAATTTAGTAAATTACTAGGAGATTTTGATACGGGAAATCCCAAATTTTAATTAAATTTTTTTTATATTTATAAGGGTTTTCCTTTTTTTAACAACAAAATCATCATCATCACTATCATCATAATTAGGATTATAATTATTCTGATGATATTTCCATAATGTAGGATGTCCAATTTTAAAATAACTATGGTCATCTGCTTTATACCAAAATACTTGATCTTCTAATTTATTACTTTTAGCATTATTATTAATAACTATACACTCAAAATTTTCTGTACATTGATCCATAACTTGATTAAACATATCTAAACTATGAAACATACCCGCATATTGCTCATATAGCCTTTTTCTATTTGCCTGAATATTTTCTCTTAAAATAAATACATAATCAATATTTGTTCTTAAACTAGGGGGAATTCCCAACGCATACTGCATAGTAATAATAAAAGTACTCTTAAAATGTCTTCCATTCATAAATAACGCTCGGATATCTTTATTTTTTGTCCAACTAGGATCATATAAACAATCATCTAAAATAAGAAAAGCCCTTGGATCAACTTGACTACTTTCCTGAGAAGCTTTAACCGCTTTTTTTTGCCTTTTAATATAATTATGAACTACTTTATCTGTAAATTGATTATGTATAAATATACCAGGAATTATTTTAGAATAAAATGAGTTAGCTCCCTCTGTTCCACTTATCACACAACCAACAGGTACATCCTGCTTATAATATAATAAATCTCTTACTAAAAATGATTTTCCTGTTTCACGCTTTCCAATAAATACAATAACCTTACCATCAGGTAACCCAGCCATATTAAACTTTTTTAGTTCCAAAGTCATAATTAATTAAAGTTAATATTAAAATTTTGATATTTTTACGCAAGAAATTTATTTAAACATATATAGTATAATTTAATTAAATGATGGAAACAAGCGTCGCGTATCCAACATTAGCACTTTTTTCTTTGGGAATGTTTTTTATTTTAAGTTCAATATTTTTGAGATTAGTTTATGGTTATAATTTGTTTTTTACCATTCCTATTTCAATAATGGCTAATTATATATTATTTCCAGTTATTCATGATGGGAGTCATAAAACAATATCAAATAATGACTTTTATAATGATTTAGTAGGATATATAGCAGGGGTTCCGTTTTTTTTTGCTCCATTTCCTGCTTGGAGATTTGTTCACTTAAGACATCATCAGTTTACTAATATTCCAGATAAAGATCCCGATTATTATGCGGGAGGAAATATAACAAATAAATGGCATCTGCTTTTTAGATGGACCACACATATATTTAATTACATTTATTATTTTTTTAATGAAACAATGTTAATTTTATATGGAAGACTAAAGAAAAAGATAGTTAATAATAAAAGATGTGATATTTCTAATTTAAAAGAAATAACTACAGAAATAAAACAGGATATAACTATTAAAAATAAAGGAAGTGTTTTAGTAATTACCACTGGATCTATTTTATTCAATTTATATATAACATATTATTTATACACCAAAGGATATTTTTTAGATGTAATGATTTTATGGATTATCCCATCAGCAATAGCAATAATAATTTTATCAGTTTTATTTGATTACTTACCACATAGATATTATGAAACAGATATTAGGGATAATAAATATGCTATTACAAATATGACGCACGGTTTATTCTCAACAGATGGAGAAATTAATAAATGGGTTGCGTTATTAACATTCAATCAGTTAACATATCATAATATTCATCATTTATATCCCAGAGTCCCATTTTATAAGTATCCACAAATATGGAAAGAAAAAAAAGACATATTACTTGAAAGAGGAACGCCGGTTCAGAGCATTTTTTAATTAATAAAGAAAATTATTTTTTTTATTAATTATTATAGAAAATTTCTAACTATTATAAATTTGTATTTACCTGAACTTCTTCTGTTTCAATTTCCTCAACTTCGAGAGATTCTTCTTTTTTTCTTTTCAACCAAGCATCTTCTCCCCCCATTAAGCTATCATTTAGTTGTTCTGCAACTTTTTTTTTATGTTCTTCATTTGACTTAGCCTGTTGCTCTTTTACGTAATTAATATTTTCTCTAAAATGAAGATCTTTATTTTCTTGATTCTCTCGGTATTTTTTAACTAACTCATTAAGTTCACCTTCGGCGTATTCCTGACCTTCAATTTTATCGGAGCGAGGATTCCATGGTAACCAATATCCTACTTGCCCAATATAAACACTGAAATTGGGATCTATTTTTTGTAGTCTCGCCGCCTTAGTTTGTGCTTCTTTTAGTGTTGAATATGTTCCTCTAACTTTTACACCTCTTACACTTGTTTGAAAACCATTTTCAGAATTATATTCTTCTTCTAGTTTATCTTCATTTATATATAAGAAATCTTTGTATTTATCAACAATAGAATCAGAGTCTAAATCATAATTTTTAGCAATTGTTTTTAGAAATTTATGTACAAACTGAGTATTTTTATCTCGTATTGTATCTTCTGGTGAAACAAAAGATAAACAACAATAATTTTGCCCCCCAATTGGAGTATCCACTTCTAGAAAATCTTCTGTAGCCATAATATTAATTTAAATTAAATTAACTTTAAGTATTTTATTAAAATTAATTGTTATTAATATGGAATATTTTTTTCTTATTATATTATATAATAAATATGCCAAATCTCACCGAAGAAGTCGCGCACTTTACCAACGCTATCAATCTCCAAGAAATTTTAAAAAGAGTTGTAAAATATCTCGTAGAGGGTGCTGCCGTCGCCGCCGCAGCCTACTTTATTCCTAGCAAAAAAATGCAGTTAGAAGAAGTTTTAATGATTGCCATTACCGCAGCCGCTGTCTTTTCCTTATTAGACATGTACGCCCCAAGTATCGGCGGTGCTGCCAGACAAGGTGCCGGTTTCGGTTTAGGTGCCAACCTTGTAGGTTTCCCAAAAATGGGTTAAGAAATTTTAGATAAGTCTTTATAAAAAAAATATTTTAATAAAGCTTTATTTTATACAGTCGGTATAAATTGCCAATTAAGTTCTTTACATATTTTTTTCCATACCTCATCATGTTCGTGTAGTTTTTCACGAGACTTAAGAAGACGACAATAGGGTAAATATTTATCTTCTTCTAATAATTGGAAAAATTTAAAAAATATATAGGGATAAGAGAAAAAATTAGCTCTTTTATTTGGACAATATTTTAACCATGGACCTTGGACCTGTTTAAACATGTTTCTCAATTTATCCTCTAAAACATTATCTAGAATAGGTGCAGGTTTACCCGACAGCCGATTCATAATATAGTGGCTATGTTCATAATATTTTGTTAATTCTAATTTTTTTAAAATTTCTCTTACTTTATCAGCAGTGATTTTATTAATATCTAAATATCTTTCTTTTTTTAATTCATTTAGAATTTGTTTGTATATTTTATCACTTATATCAGTAGATTCTTTTGCCTGAAATTGTGATAAAAATTCATTAGCATGATTTATTTTTTTATATGCAAAATATGTAACTTCTCGCGGAGGCTCTTTATAAGAAGGAGTATTAATATCTATTAAAATCTTTTCAAGTGTTCCACATTTAGGACAAATAAGAAGTCCTTTTTTTTGTTTTACAATTCTTCGTTCATTGCAATTTTTACATAGATCTAAATTTTCAGGGAGAATTGTTTCTGTTGTTGGAATAAAATCCTTATTTGTCAATTTTATAAATTTATTCATTAATTGTTTTTTTTTAGATGGTTCAATCTTGTTTCTTTTTGTCTCTTTATTTTTCGAAAAAAAATCTATTATAGATTTATTTTCATTTGTATTATAGGGTATATCGTTATATTCATAGAGTAACATACTTGAATCTAACAAATAGTCATAATATTCTTTTTTACTTTCAATTGAGTTAATTTCGTTTTCAGTTTTTTTTATTTTGTTATTTAAATTAAAAATCTTGTCTCTATTAATTTCAGAAACATTATTCTCTAAACTATTTTTATTTTTTATTAGTGTTTTCAGTTCAGCCTTTAGTTTAGGTAAATTCTTTTCTTTTTTATTAAAAACATCTATCTTGTTCTTGTGTTTTTGATTCAGAGTAGTTTTAATTGGGAGTGTTTTATTTTTTTTCTTTCTCACTTTTTTAAAAGTTTCCATTAAATAATAATCTATATTTAAGAAAAAGTCTTTATTTCGTTTTAAATTATTAAATAGATTATTAATTAATATTAATGGAAAATATAGAGATGTATTCTAAAGAATTATTTAAGATGATATTCATTTATAATGCTATATTAAACGGTTGGTCTGTTAAATTTATGGAGGGAAATAAATTTGAATTTACAAGTAATGATAAAAAATTTCGCAAAGAATTTATAGCTGATAATTTTATTAAAGAATTTATTGAGAAAAATATTGCGTAAAACAAAAATAATTATCTTCTATTATTATATATAATTAATTATGGGTGGAGGACTTATGCAATTAGTAGCTTATGGAGCGCAAGACGTTTATTTAACAGGTAATCCTCAGATTACATTTTTCAAAGTTGTTTATAGAAGACATACAAATTTTGCTATAGAAAGTGTAGAGTTAGGATTTAATTCTACAGGTGGATTTGGTAAAAAAGCATCATGCACTATATCAAGAAATGGTGATTTAGTAAGTAATATGGTTCTAAGAATTAAAATAGATAAAGCTGATGGAGGCAACAACAATTGGGCGTGGAGTAACTTTTTAGGTCATAGAATAATAAATTACGTAGATATACAAATTGGCGGAACAAGAATTGATCGTCAATATGGTGAGTGGTTACATTTATGGAATCAACTAACTCTTCCAGAAGCAAAAGTAAAAGGATATAATAACCTTATAGGACATAAATTAGGGGTCATTGGTCAACGAGGCACCACTAATAACAACCAAAATGGAGATGACGTAGCAGGAAAAATAGTTCCTCTCAGAGGCGCAGGAGAGGATCTTGTCCTAAATATTCCATTACAATTTTGGTTCTGTAGAAATCCGGGTCTTGCTTTACCATTAATTGCTCTTCAATATCACGATGTTAAAGTAGAAGTAGAACTTAATACTTTAGCGAGTTGTATAAAACAATACAACAACCCTCCTAGTAATACTAATGATCACGTTACTTTTAATAATCCTGAGCAGTGGACAAGTTCGGGTGGTGCAGTTAGTGCCATAGATCTTTTTGTTGATTACATTTATTTAGATACCGATGAAAGAAGAAGATTTGCTCAGTTAACTCACGAATATTTAATTGAACAAGTGCAACGAAATACAGAAAGTTTCAGTAACCAAACTGTTAAGATGAATTTACCCTTTAACCATCCAATTAAAGAACTTGTTTGGGTAATTCAGGCTGATTCAAAAGTTGTTGAGCCACCAACAGGTACCATTGTAGATAAAGACTATGAGGGTGGCGAATACTTTAATTATGTAACAAACACAACTACTTCTCTGGATGCTGTGAGTCATCGTTCTGCGAACCCTCTTAACCCTGGCGGGGAAGGGGATATTACTCTTGTAGGGGGAAATCAAGATTTAGTAAATTACTGTGAAAGCGCTCAAATTAAATTAAACGGTCAAGATAGATTTTCAGAAAGAAGTGGCGAATACTTTAATATTATTCAGCCATACCAACACCACACAAGAATTCCACACAATGGTATTAATTGCTATTCTTTCGCTCTTAGACCAGAAGAACATCAACCATCTGGAACATGCAATTTCTCTAGACTAGACAGCGCCCAATTACACTTAGAAACAAGAGATGCAAAATCAAAAACTGTTAGAGCTTACGCTGTAAACTACAATGTATTAAGAATTATGTCTGGTATGGGTGGTCTTGCTTATTCTAACTAAATTTATATAAATATATCTATAGAATTTTCTTTTTTTAATAATTCTTTAGATTTATTAAATAACTTGTAAGTTATCATACTATTATGACTTCCTTGTAGTTTAACAATCCTTTCTCTAATAAATTTATTTATTCTTAAGTATGTGAGACATTTATTAAACATTTCGAGCGTTCTTTTCTGAGTTCTAAATCGGCTTTTATATTTATATGCATATTGTTTTTTAAAAATATCAGTCATATTAGTTTTATATGCACTATCTCCTAACTTATATATAATATTAACTATATCTATACTTATTTGAGTAACATTTATTTGAGGTATAAACCCATTATTTTTACAGTTATCACATGAATGTATGCACTTGGGTAAATCCGGTTCACCTAGATATTTAGATATTATCTGATGTCTACAATTAGTATGATCATCACAAAATGCACTGAATTTATCTACTAACTCCTGTGTATGTTTTAAATTACGTTGATGGTTCTTTCTATCCGCAGGGGTTTTACTTCTTTCCCAGTTTTGTCTATATGAATAGTTTATAAGTTTTTTGGCATTTTCTCTATCAGTATCTGAGTAATATAATATACACTCACTATCTAAACTATCTCGTCCAGCTCTTCCAATTTCTTGATAATAACTTTCCATTGATGTAGGCATATCATTATGTACAATAAATCGGACATCTGGCTTATCTATTCCCATACCAAACGCAATAGTAGCAATAATAATATTAATATTATTGGATTGCCATTGTTCTGATGTCTCCTCCCGGTATTTTTTGGTTTTACCTGCATGATAAGCTTTAGTTTGTAATCCATATGTATTAAGATATTCCTCCAAATTTTCGCATTTTTTTCTGGTTTGACAATAGATAATACCGCATGTATTAAGAAATTCTTTTTCCAAAATAAGATCTAAAATATTTTTATTATGTTTTTTTTTGCTAGTATTTTTTTCTTTAATAGTAAGTTTTAAATTTTTTCTGAAATACGATTTTGTATATTGTTTATATTTACGAAATCGTAACAATTTAACGATATCCTTTCTAACTGCATCGGGTGCTGTTGCTGTTAATGCCATTATTGGAATACACGGCCAGACATCCCTAATTTTTTCCAAAGCTCTATAGGAAGGTCTGAAATTATTTCCCCACTGAGATATGCAATGAGCTTCATCGATAATAAATCTATTTAATCTATTTGTGAAATCTAATGTATCTAAAAGTTGACGAAAATCTAAATTTTTTTCTATAGTTTCAGGTGTAGTATAAATAATATGTGTTTTACCAGAATATTCTATAACTTCTTTATTTAATAAATCCTTTTCATCTTGTTTTGTATCTCCATAAAAACTAAAGACACGGATGTTCTTTTTTTTTAGATTATCTATTTGGTCTTTAATTAATGATTTTAAAGGACTTATAACTATAGAAAATCCTTCACCTGCTATTGCTGGAAGCTGATAACAAATACTTTTCCCACTTCCTGTTGGTAATACTACTAATTGATCATAATTTTTTACAGTATCTTTAACAATTTTATATTGAGGATAAATAAAATTGTCATAACCAAAATTTTTCTTTAGCAATTTTTTCCAATACATATTTTCTTTAAAAGGTTTAAGACATTAATATTTTGTTCAAATTATTAAAAATACACACACTTTTTTATAATCTCTATTAATAGTAATGGATACAAGATTCTGGGGTCCTGACGGATGGAAATTATTACATTCTATTGCATATAATTATCCATCAAATCCGAGTATAAAAAATAAATCTATAGTAAAAAACTTCTTTAATACATTACCATACGTATTACCATGTGTATACTGTAGAAATTCATTGGTCAAATATTTTAAAGAATTACCTGTAGAAAATGCTCTTGACAATAGGAATTCTTTATTTAAGTGGTTATATAATATCCACAATAAAGTTAATTCTAAACTCAGAAAACAAAAATTAAACAAAAAAAAAGATCCTTCATTCAATCAAATAAGAAATTTCTATAAAAATTACACTTCTAAAAAACTGAGAAATTGTGATGATACACCTGGATTAATTTTTATGTATAGTATTGCTTTTAATTATCCATTAAATAAAGAAGATTTTAAAACTAAAGTAAGATTAAAAAAACATAAAATTTTTCTAAAGTTATTGGCAAATTTATATCCATTTCCTGATTTTAAAAAGAAATATACAAAAATAATTAATAATGTAAATATAGACTTTATTTTATCACGGAGATATTATTTTAAAAGATGGCTTCATAATTTAAATAAAACTATTAATAGTAAATGTGCTTCTTATAAGGATACTTGTAAAATGATTGAGATTTATAGAGCTTCATGTAAAATAAAAACTTGTCGCAAAAAGAAATCTTAATATTTGTAATTTAGATATTTAATATTTATTTTTTTTTGACTTTCTAAAAGACTAATTAGATATTTTTTTTTTGTATCTGGGCAATCTTTTACTAACATCCATGCTCTGTCATAGAATTGATCATACGATTCTAAATCTTTTTTAAAAACTATATAACTTTTATTTTTGTATTTAATTATAATTTTCTTTGTCATTATTTAATTATACAACTCATACTTTTAATTTAATCAAATTTTATTACTTTAGAGATTACAAGACTATAAGTTAATAATCCCATAATTATATAAACAATAAATTCTAAGTAATTTGAACCAAGTAAAACATGTTCTCTCGGATTAGCAATAAACATAAATAAATTAATAACAACCAATACAGTTATTACTTTTGCACATTCTTTAACAATATCTCTATACTCATTTTCTAAATTTCCTAATTTTAAATCAAATAACATATTATATATATAATTGAAAATATTTATAGAAAATTTACATCAATTTAGTTTTTTTATTTAGTGAGTTTAAAATTTATATTTTATATATTTTATTATTAATAATGATAAAAAATATTCAATTTTTAGTAGGTTCCGCGTGCGTAATTGGATTGGTTGTAGTTGCGGTGTTATTATACCGTAGAACAAATATGCTTATGTCGCATTTTAGAAATTTAAATCAGGATATACATTCTATAAAGAATTTTTTAAGTAGTAAAATGACACCCTCTAATAATGTAGGGGCAGGGTCAGGAATTGCTATTTCAGCGAGTAATTCAAATGTAGAAGAAGCTGAAACTCAGATTAACAGTGCTCAAAATAATATTGAGAAATTAACAAGAGAAATAGCAGAAATTCAGGATATGATGAGCTCTTCTGAAAGCGAAACAGATGAATCAGTTAATGAGTCTGATTTTGATATTGAGTCAGTTAATTTAGAAAAAGTTAATGATGGAGAATTAGGGGATACGGAAGAGGAAGATTTACAAATAGAATTAACTAACGAAGAAAATTTAGAAAGTTATGATTTGGCTGCTGTAGACCAGAATTCTGAATTAGAAAATTTATTAAGTCCTGATCTCAATGGTGGAAATGATTCTGATAAATCTACAGAACAAAATTCTATAGAAATGGCAGAGGAATCTAAAGAGATTAGTATAGATAATGAATCCAATAGTATTAAAGCTGAAATTACAGAAGATTTAATTATTAACAGATATACTAAAAAAGAGTTAGAGAATTTATGTTCACTAAAATATATTAGTAAGTCAGGTAATAAAGCTGTTCTGGTTAAGAGATTATTAGATAACAACTATGATTTCGGCTCAACTATAATAAGTTCAGGACAAACAGTATCCCAAAATTAAATTAGTAATTTTATAATATTATAATATTTAATTATAATATATATAATGGATTGTTATAGAGCTACCAATAATAAATATTTTGATTGCCCAGCACTTATGTCGGACGGAAGAAGCTTTACTGATTACAGATCCTCTCGCCAAGCGACTAATTCCTTACGCAGTGAAATGAATATAATAAACTCCCATAATTTAAGAGAATTTTTAATAAAAAATACAGATAAATTAATTCAAAACGAGAGACAAAATTCCATTGACGTACATTCGTGTGGTTCGTGTGAGAGACCATACAATGTAGGTACAATGCTTCCTGAAAAATATACCCAAACCTGTGACAAATACAAATGTAAGGTAGAATTAACTAATAAAAATGGAATTGGTCTTGGAAGAGCCTATTCTGATAATAGATTTGACTGCAATATAGAATTTAATAGTCAACAGTCATCATGTAAAAACAATTTAAACAATTTATATTAAAAAAATAATAATTTAATATTTTATTATATTATAATACTAAATTATGTCTCAATGGGAAAAAAATTATATTAAAAATTTAAGATGCGATTCGGTTGTTACAAAGGATAACGACGCCGAGTTTTTAGTTGAGGGATACGAACCAGATATTCACTCCCAGTCGACAATAATTTACTGGGCAGCTAATCCACCTACTTATAATGGTTCTTTTAGTGGTTCTGGATTACCGTTTCCTAATCCAGAAATAGCATATCACAACACTATTAATAAAGGAACTGTAAAGATAATAGGTGGTAATTATAGCTTTAAAATTCGTTATCCTAACTCGTACTATGTAGGATTAGGTTCAACATTTGTGGAACCATGTGTCCATATTAAAATATGCCAACCAAATGGGGAAGATATAGTTAAAACTATTAAATTAAAAAATAGTATACCCTTTAGATCACTTAATCATCCATCAGGACAAAGAGGAACAATTGCAAGAAATAATAGTTTATTTTATAAAAAGTTGGATAAAGGCCCAAGAACCCAAGAACAGATTTTAAGAGAAGGTTCATATCCTATGGATAATAAAATGCCACAAAATTTTTGGGGATAAAACTATAATAAAATACTTAAGAAAAAGTTATTAATCTATCGATAATTTGTTGAACATATTCGTCATGTGAAATAATAATTACTGTTTTATTTTTAGATAAGCGTTTTATTAAATTAAGGACAGAGTTCTTAGTTTTTTTATCTAAACCTGTTGTTGGCTCATCCAAAATATAAATTTTAGAATTTTTTAAAAATGCTTTTATTAAGAGGATTACTTGTTTTTGGCCTCCACTAACCTTATTTCCGTCAATTCCTACATTTTCTCTTAATCCATTATTTAGTTTATTAAAAATATCAATATTATTATTTTTTATAAATTCATATACTTGTTTATTACTAACATTTAATCCGTATTTAATATTTTCTAAAACTGTTTTATTAAATAGTTTTGTATTTTGGTTAACATATGAAATATTATCTCTTAGATAATCTATATTATATTTATAAATATCCTTATTATCTATTTTAATTGAGCCCTTATTTAATTTATGAAAACGCATTAATAACTTAATAAATGTTGTCTTACCAGATCCTGATTTACCAAAAATACCTATATTTTCATTATTTCTTATTTTAAACGATTTATTATCTATAATATTTTTAGAAGTACCACCATACCTAAATGATATATTATCTATATTAATATTAGCATTATTTATTTTATTTTTTTTAAATGGATCTGTGACTACAGCCTTTTCCTCAAGATGTTTCATAAACTTCTCAGCATTAATTAACTGTCCTATATTACCATTAATATATGGCAATTCCTTAGAAAAAGCTTTTATAAAAACAAAGTAATAAGTTAACATAACCAAACAGGTAACCACTGTTTTACTATCAATCTCTTTTTTTTTAAGAAGATTAAATAATAATACTAAGATAGCTAAATAAAATACTATAGAACTAATATTTAGACATGTAAATAATGCGTTATCACAATTCCTATTATCCATATTAATTTTTAAAAATTCGCGCTCTAGTTGCTCATACTCTTTTATTTCAAGATCTACATTATTATTGGTGTATATCGAAAATAAATTAGATAATTTATCTTTTGTTGTCTCATTTAATTGAGAAAACGCAATATCTTTTTCTTTAGCCTTTATTATACATTTTTTTCCTACAAAATAATATATTATTACTGCTACTATTGGAGATAATAATGTTAATCCAAATAATTTTTTACTTTTACTATAAAAATATACATTTAGTATAATAACCGTTAAAATAGACGGAATAAATACAGTTATTATACTTAAAAGAACTTGTTTAAGTGAATAAGGTATTAAAATCATATTACTAATAAAATCTCCGATAGATATATCTTTATAATCCTGCTGATATCTCTTAATAATATTATCAAAAAAATATTTTCTAACAGTAAGATAAAATTGAGGAAATATATAATCTTCTATATGATGTTTGGCAATTTCGGCTAATTTAACAATCCCCCAAAATATACAGGAATAAATAATTAATTTTAAAACTACATCTTTTTTTGTTTTAAATTTTGGAATAGCTTGTGATAATTCAGATATATTTTTAGACATAACCAAACTTTCAAATGGATACGTAAAACCCAAAATAATAAAATATATTAAAAATTTTAATTTGTGTTTGGATAAATAATTTAATGTTATATCAACTGTTAACATTATATTATAAACTTATTTTATTCTAAAAAATATTTATTAAATTGAGTTAAGTGGTTGGGTATATGGATTGTTATTAAATGGTTTTAACAATATTGGATTTATTTGTTCATCCAAAATAGTATAATTATAGCGATGTTTATCTTTATTATGAATAGAAGCATTATTATATGAGTTAATATACACCTTTCCTTTTGTAGGTTCCCGGTTATTTACACCATCATTAAATAATTTATCAGAAGTCATATTTATTGAGTCGCCACCATTCATTAACTTAACACTCTCTGGAGTGGGTTTTCTTCCCTGAAGCGTTTTTTCTTTAGAATAATTAATTCTTGAATTTAAATCCGCCGAATATGACTTAGTTTTTTTATAATAAGAATTGGCTGAACCACCATATTCGTTATCAGTTGTTGTTTGTCTATTTGTATTAGGAGCATTTTGTTCATTAGTAATATAACCTAAACCTCTTCCTTGATTTTCAGCTTGTCCAGCATACTGATTATTGCTTGTAAATTGTCGGTTTGTATCAGGCATAACAAGATTCGGATCATATATAGTTAATTTAATAGGACCTTTAAGATTTCCACTATGAGAGTTTTCAATATTAGTTTCTTTGATTGTTGTTCTTGCTACATCATTAGGATCATACGTGGTTAATTTAATAACCCCTTTTAAATTACCTGTATGACTGTTTTCAATATTAGTTTCCTTTATTGTTTTTCTAGCAACATCTGTTGGATCATATGCTGTCATTTTTGTGCTACCCTTAAGATTACCATTATGTGAATTTTCTATATTAGTTTCTTTAATGGTTGTTCTCGGTACATCGTTTTCATCATATACCACACTTTTTGGAACAGAAACATTCATATTACCATCAGGTCTGTTGTTACCAATGAAATTCTCTTTCTTTGTTGGTTTTAAAACATCAAGAATAGGAGCAATAATAGCTTTAGCGACCGAGTTAAAATTTACTAAAGGATTATTATTTTCAGTGGTTTGTCTTTCATTTACTTTATTTTCTATTGTGTTTTTACCATAATCACCAAATTTATTATTTTCCCAAGCATTAATTTTATTTAGATTTCTAGGTTTCGTTTGTTTATAGACATTTTTAGAAGATGCTTTGTATAGAGATCTTTGTGCATCGCCTTTTGTAATTGGATTTGCACTTGGAGTATAATTAACAGAATCTTTACGATTAGTATCTTTAAGATATATTGCTGGCCGTTGTTCTTCTTTTTTAACCGCACCTGTTGTTCTTAAATAATTTTCAGGATTTTGTACATAAAAAGTATCAGGTGTTCTTTTTTCATATTTTCCTAATTTAGCCCGCCTATTATTAACAGCTTTTCCTGATTTTGTTCTACCTTTAAATGTTTGTTTTGGATTAGATGCTGTCCTTAATTCATCAACTGTTCTTGGCATCATAATATCCCTGTAATCTGGATGAAATCCACCGGATGGTTTAGCGGTATACCCGTCTTGAGTTCCTCTACCAACTGTTATTTGTTCAAAAGGTAAGTTATTGTTTCTATAACGAGATTGATATATCCTAGCTCTTTCAATTTCATTAGAATTTGCTGAGCCGTAAAGGGCATTTACATTTGTAACAGGGCTGAATAATGGAGTACTTGCCTTTTTATTTTTAAAATTATTACTATTATGTAAAGATATTTCAGGTCTTTCTGAATTACATATAATATTTTGTTTAACATTTCCTTTAAAATGTGGCATAACATCATTTTTTAAAAACTGATTACGGGGTATTTTCTTATTTGTTAATTGTGATAGTAAATATTCATTATTATTTTCAGGAGCGTTTCTTACTGTTCTTCTCGCAGAATTAAAATTTTTATTAAGTAAATTAAAATCGGAATTTTTATTAAAATTAATTTCCATTCTATTAATATAATTAATTATTTTTTTATAATATTTAAAACATTATAAATAGATAATATTTAATTGTATTTAGAGTATTTATCGTCGGTGTATCCTGCTTCGCTTCCATTGGGAAGACTAGAAGATACATTAATTGGGTTAGGAATTACTGGACGATGATTATCCTTAACAACTATTCTGTTAGAAATATTATTAGGGAAAGGTCTTTCTAAATTTGATTGTGGATTACGGCAGACCCACTCCCACCTGTTCCAACCGGTTCCTCTTAAATTACACGATGGATTAGATGTTCTTGTTTCTTCTGCTGGTATAAATCCATTATCTAAATGTTTTAGTTCGTCATCTCCAACTCTTAATCCGGATTTTAAGTTTCCACACTGTCCAATAACCCCTTGACCGCAAGGATAACCTGTATCACAATCAACATCACATTTATTATGTGGAGCACCAAGAGAGGTAGCTCTTTTTGTAATTCCCAATAATTCGGAACTAACATCTACTAATTCTTTATTTTTATAAACAGATACACCTCTTTTTTGAGGGATAATACTTACTGGATATGGATAGCATTGATCATTTTGGGGTTGATCTAAATAATATGATCCAGGTTTTTTTGACTGCTTTATATTAGTTTTATATGTTTCTTTATCATATGCTAATTTGGTAAAACTCATTTATATATTATAGAGATAATAAATTATTATGAAAATATAATTTTTATTAATAATAATTTATTCTAAAGGTATTGGATTATAGTTAATCATTTGACAAGAATTTAAATGATTTAGTGTTACATCAATATCAGTTTTTTTATTGCCTGCGTTTCCACGAATTCCGACCTTATTATTAGGACTATATTTATTAATTGAACAATAACTATTATTACTGAGGCCCTTTAATACACTCTCGAGATCAGTTTTATTACCATTAATTTCGGAAATGTTTGTTCCACCAACTAAACCAAATTCATTTCGGCATTTTTTATTATTTTCAAATTTATTCATATTAAAAATGTAGCTTTCTGAGTTTTTATCTTTTTTAAGCTCTTCCTGGTAAAAGCATTCATCATACGTTATTCGATTATTACTCATAATATATTATTATATTATATAATAATATTTTATTTAAAGTAAAATTTAGATTTTTAAAACCTGCGGCTTTCACCGCATCTATTTTCAAAATCATTATCCTTTACAATTAATCTAGAAGATTGACCGCCTCTTACCCAATCACTATTAGAATTTTCAGGTATAATATGATTTGGGTCTTGCATTGCTTTGACTTTATCTACTTGAGGGAAAAATCTATCTATACTTTGACTTTTCTTTTTTTTATTTAATTGAGTATTTTCTATAAATTTTAGTTTATTTTCTGTTGAGACATCACATCCACCTCTGGTCATCAAAGGAATAGTTGCATGGAGTCTAGGAGCCAATTGGTGAATTTGGTTTAAATTAGTGAGTTCGCATGTATTTTTTGAGATTCCTTCATTATTATTATCAATATTTCTTTTTCTTGCATTATAATAAAATTGAGGACGCGTAAGTGAAATTTTCTTAACATTATCTATATCATTATGAGTAGCAAAATTTTGTAATAAATATTCTGAAATTTTATTAGAATTATCAATATTGTATTCTAAAGTTTTTTCGTCATTATTTAAACTTGTTAAATTGTTAATATCCATTTATATAATATTAACTTTTTTTTATTTTATCTAATAATTACATTAAGAGAATTATTTCCTTTTCCTAGACTTGGTGGAGCATTATATATTAATCCAGAACATCTATTTTTATTACCTTCTTTACATGTTTTAGGCATTTTATATAACCACTCTGCTAATTCCATTTGTTTATTTGGAATTGTATCAACCGGAACACTATAAAAGGATCTTTGTGAATGCATATTATCAAATATGTCTCCTTCATCTCTATATAAATTATGGTCTAGAGATTTTTTTATTTTATTTATCATTTCTGGACTTTCTACTAATTTAGCTATATTAGCACGATCGTCAATATCACTATAGTTTTTTTGTAAAATGTTTTTAACAGGATTTTCTATAGTAGGATCTTTTTCACTATTATAATTTTCTATAACACTATATTTATTGTTTTTATAAACTAAAAAAGTTATTAAAAATCCTAGTATAACTAAATATAAATAATTCCAATTTCTAGTAATACAACTTGCTAATACAGATATTATTATTGTTAATCGCATACTCGCATTTAGATTTTCACTTAGTAAAAAATTTTTTTTAGGAACTATCTTTAAAATATTTTTTTTTGAAATTAATTCATTAATATCGTTATACCAGAATATTTCATCCTTATATTTATTTTGAGAACTCATACTTAATATTAATACTTATAATTTTTTTTCTTCTAAATTTTTCTTTTTCTTTTTCTTTTTCTTTTTCTTTTTCTTGGAATTATCTATACCCTCAATTTCATTTACTAAGTCATCTATATCTCTTAAATCGTTTGTTTCTAAATTATTAAGTGCATCCTCCAATATCTTTTCCTGCTCTTCTAACATTTTTTGTTTTTGTTCTAATTTTTTTTTTAATCTATTTTTAGTCTCTAAAGAATTTTGTTGTCTGTTAATATTTGTTTTAGCTGCCCCCTTCTGGAAACCGGT